TAAAATATATACATAAATATACTGGTAATATACATTTGAATGCTCTAATGTATTCAGATTTTATAAACGTATNGTTAGTAAGTATAAATAAGTATAATGCTAAATTTGATACTACTGATCCAGATAAAATACGTCCAAATATAGTAAATGCAGTAAAGAATCTATTAGAATATCAAAGTAGAAAAATGCTTTATAGAGTTTTATTAAATGCTANTTGTAGATGTAAATAAAGTAATATCAGAAGCTGGAAGATTACAACTTGCTAATAAAAATAATAAATCACCTCAATCATTTACTGCTATAAATAGTTTAGTTGATGTATTCAGAATAAATGAACGTAAATGTAATAATCCTGACTATATAGAAATTAAGAATTTCATGGGTAGATATGTTGACATGGGTGAAACATATTATATAATTAAAGATATACTATTTATATACTTCTGCTTACTATTCTCAGATAGAGTTGGATATGATAAGAATGTATTACTAGATGGATTAACTATTGGAGGACTTGATGCTAAGTTTGTAAATCATTCAAATGATAATTTTGTAAAATTTTCTTTGTTAGATGATGTAGGTATTGAAGGTAGAGATAGAGAACTTAAGAATTATGGTTATAATCCTGAAAACATACCATTTTTACTTAGATATCGTAAAACATTAACATCTGAACATTTAAAAGACTTTGCTAAAGATGTTCATTATACAGATAGAAAGAACGTTACTTCTAATTCATTAGATAAACTTGAAGAATTATGGAATAAACAAGTATGTTTTGATGAAATGACTTTCTCTAGAAATAATACAGATAGAAAAAGTACTAGAAGAGATAGATATCTTGCTCTTATGGTAGAACTTGGTGAAATCCTTAAAGAAGATGAGTGCTACAAATACTGGAAATCTTCTAAGCATACATTAGATGATAAAGAATATAGAGAAAAAGCGAAGGAAGAATTTGCAGATTTATTACATTTTGTAATGAGTATTGGTATTGATATTTATGATGGTGGTGTTAATGAAATGTATGAACATTATTTAAAGAAAAATGCAATTAACATCGAAAGACAAAATAATAAATACTAATCGGAGGAGTTAATATGTCAAGATTTTCAAAATATTCACACATACAAACAAATGAAGAATGGGTAGGGATATTATTGCTAGGTAGAATAAATAATGAGGCAATAACTACCGAAGAAAGAAAAAGTATTGTAGATTATCTAATATCTACTAAAGATATGGTAACTGCTAGAGTATTAGAATTACTTAATCTAGTAACAGTTAAAGGTGATCTTAATGTTACTATAGCTCAATTAAAAACATTTAGAATTAATATGTTATTTAAAATTAAAGATAAATACGTTGATTTATTTGGTGATGATATGATTGTTAAACGTAATATGGCACCATTAAATAAAGAGATAAGAAAACATCTTAAATTCTGGATACCAGATGAGTTAGAAAATGAAATTGCTGTAACTGAGACATTTGAAAGAGCTATGCAGAAAATAGAAGATAGTATTACTGGTGTAATTAAACCAGAAAATAAACCTAGACCAAAGTTAACAGATTGTCAAGGTGAACATGTATGTAAGAAAGTTGTAGTAGATTTTAGAGAATAAATATTTCCCGGCCATATGACTATGTTGTATGGTCGGGTATTTATTTTTTTACCAAAATATATATTGTTTAAGTCAAAAGTCTGATTTTAACAATGCACTGTATAAATAATAAGGAGGTAAATTTAATGTCTGGTAATGTGAACCTACGTAGTACTTTTGGATCAACTGGAGTAGTCGAAATATGTTATTTAGTTGAAGCATCAGCTAACGTTTGTAATCCAACATTTGTAGTATATATCCCATCTATTATGGGTGGTATTGAAGCATCTGAGGAAGGACAAGAAGAAGATACAGACCTTGGTAAACGTAATCTTAATAACAGTGGTCTTCCTAGTAAATTAAATCTAGAAAGTTGTATAATTGCTAAAAACTGGACTACTTACGGGCATAGATTAGATGGATGGATACCTCATTTTAAAGCTGCTAGAGCTCATATGGCTAACGGTAAGTGGAGTACTGGTAAAGCTACATTAAGTGGTCCAACTACAGAAAATCCTGGACCTAAGATGCACTCACACCAAACTACTGGTGTACATACTATAAATAGCTTAACATGCGAGGATATAACATTTGATACTATTGATGTGTGGAGTAGTACAGAAGTAGATTTTCAAAATATAAATAATAAAGTTATCAAATATGGTCATAAAATGATAGGTTGCTTTCCATTAGGGGAACAATCTGAATTTATAATACTAGGTATAGACGATGTTACACCTAGATTCAAAAGTGCAGACACAAGAGAGAATGCAGATAGAGCGGACGAACAGTTAGATGGAGAAAAGAATCCTACTAATACAGAAATGACATAATTATAAGGTGGTGAAAATATGGGAGTTAATGTTAATTTACAAAGAGGTCTTCGTTCATTATTAGAACAACCAATAATACATGCTACAGAAAGTAGTATAGAAAGAGAAGACCCGACTAGATTTATAGATCTTGTATTTGATATGCATAAAGTCGTAGATCTAAGTTTATTTAAATTTGATTCATTTTTATATGACGGAAGTGTCGTAAATATATTAAATGATTTCTTTAGTTGGCTTGTCGCGAATCCACAATTTTTTAATAAGTTGGAATGTGACATTTATAAAGCCTCATATTTTGAATATAAACCTAAACTTATAAGTAAACACCTTTACGGAACTACAGAATTATCATACATAATAACATATTTCAATGATATACAACATGACGCCGAAATAACTAGAGATATGCTTATGACTAAAGGTATAGTATACTTAAATCAAGAAGGATTACATGCACTAGAAAAAATATTAAGTTTCAAAGAATTTATGGAAGCAAATGATGATGAGTCATTTAAGGAATGGGAGTTTTAAAATGGAACCAACGGTAGTAATGGTCCTTAATAGCGACCAAGATCATACTCTTACTTGGTTATTATACCAATTGTGTTTAAAACTTAATATGGAATATGGATACTTAACAAACGTACTTTTATATGATATTACTAAATTTTTATCTAGTGATACTAATAGATTCTATTTGGATATAGGGATATTAACATGTCTATTTTATTATTTATGGAAAGGTAAAATAGACTTAGAAGCTAAAAGTAAGTTTAGTTATAAAATATTATTAACTAGTGCTTCATACTCATTTATCATATTAAAGTGGGACTTAGATATGTTTTTATGGGTATTTATATTTACAATTGTAATATGCTTTTTTCTTGCAGATATGGTCATGTTTATTGCAAGAATACTTCAATATGGAATGTCTAAAATAATACTACTATTATTTTTGATGTACGTATTTTTATAAGGAGAATAGAAGGAAGATGCCTACAATAAAGAATAAAATAACAGCAGAAGAGATAGAACACATTATTCGAGAGTTTATTACTAAGGGCATGGCATCAGATTTAGCCATGTTCTTTATAACTCAAGATGATATAGAATATGATGATTTTAAATATTATACTTGGGATACTAAGTATAAGAAAGTATTTTATGATTTTTTTAATTATATTAATGCATATATTTGCGAATTTATATCTAAAGAGAAGTTTGACAATATTATAAACTTATTATATAAACTTCCAATTGAAACTTACAGCCCTATAGAAGATAAGTATGATATAGACCATAGTTATATATGTACTAAGATATTTAATAATATCATAGAAATGTTATGTAAAGATAATAGTACGTATAGATTCGAGGAATTATTTACTTTCCTAGCTAGTAAAGATGAAGAATTATGTAAAGGGTTTCTATTAGCTAACTGGAGATTATTAAATGAAGATCATATGAGAGTAATATTATTAGCGGAATGGCTTAATCCAAATGATTGGATTCAAATAATACTACTACAATATAGAAAAACATCTGATATTAACCTTATTCCAAATATTATTGATAGCTGTATAGTTGATAGTTATTATACTATACCTTTAGTAGATAATATATTCCATAGATATAAATTTGAAACTGAGGTAAATAATGGTAAAGCTAAGGTTATATATAGTATACCATTAACTAGTGATAATAAGATGAAAAGAGCTATAGAGATGCTTCGTTCATATGTGTGTAGTAAAGTACAAGCAGACGCAGATTTTGAAATATATAATTTCCTAGAAACATCAAGACTTAGATATTTAGAAAGTAGAGATATATTACGTGGTGGAATATATGATACTATAGTTAGGTACTTATTTGGAGGAGCTAATACTAAACAACGTATAAAAGATATGATAATATATGGTCAGGAAGATATGAGTCTTGAATTGGATGATATGACACAATTTATTCTGGCTAATGATATGTTGATTGGAGAATATCTTTATACAAGTAAAGAATTATCACCATATGATATGCTTATAAGAATTTATAATATAAACAGGTTCCAATTCTTAAGAAGAGGATGTACTGATTATATAAATGAATATTTTACTATGAATAACACGTTTGAAAGTGTTAATATAATACAATTAGCAACAGACCAGAATTTTTGGCTTTGCTGTAATTTATTTAACAAGGCGACTGTCATATAACGTGTATGGCTTCATAGAAATCTTAGTGTGTGAATAATTACATATACTAAGATGAATTTGTAGTTAGATTGCATTATTTATTTTGGCTTACACCTATATAGATTTAATTGTCGGAGTCTATATAGGTGTACCATTATTTTTAACCGCAACTAATTATAAATTTATATTATCGATAATATAAATAGGAGGTACAAAATGAAAAAGTTGCAACCAACAACAGCACCAGCGACAGCTGTAACTAACTTAATGGGAGGTGAAAAGAAATCAGAAAGTCTTACATTTGAACAATATTCAAATAAAGACAGAGTTATGGGATTTAAGGATAAAAGTATTACTCCGACAAGTAATCAAAAAAATATCCTAACTTCAAATAATAATGGAACTATAACTATTGGTTATATTCCAGTTAAAGAATTATCTTATTTATCTTTAAACTTTGATGTGGATACAATCTGTGAATCTGCTTCGAAGAAATTCAAGATGGTAGATAGAGTAGAATTAATTAAAGATGGAAAATCAAAAGATTCTCCACAAGTAATGGTAGCATTTCTTAATAAAGATGATGTTATTAAATTAACAGATGATAGAGATGATATATTAGGAAGATGTAATGTATCAATGGAAACTCTAATCAATAAAGAAGATATTAATAAACATCTTAAAGAAGCTATAAATAAAGAAAGAGGAATCTGTTATGATACAAATGGAGACCTATTTGTATATCTTAAACATGAGGCAGTTGTGTCTGAAGTATTATTACCAGAAATACTTACAATAGATAATCCTGCTACATTAATTACAGATATTCCAAAAATTATAGCAGATACTGCTCATAAACACATTGAAATTTCAGATATCAAAGTAAAAGATGATAGATTATATGTAGCATTCACATTTAATAAATCATTAGATACAGACTTAGTAGTTAAAGTATCAACTGATAATTTCGTAGCAGCAAATATTTCTACTACTTTAGAAGAATTCAAAAGAAAATTAATAGAAAAGATTTCATTTTACACAACTGGAGCTGAAGGTACAGGATCTGATTTAGATGTTACATATGTAGACATTAGAGATATCGTAGCATCATTAGATAAAACATCGGTTGCTTATAAACAAATGGTAAACTTAACTGGACTAGATACAGGTTCTTTCAAAAAGATTCCTTTAATCAGATACAGTGGTAAATTTGTAAGAAAGCAAGATGACAGAGATGATATCTTAGGACAATGCAATTCTCAATCAGAAATGTATGATGAAACTAAGTTATTAACAGACCCATTCTGGAAATACTTAACTACAGATATTATTCTTACATACAATGCAAATGGAAGAATCTATTTCTTACCAGATTTCAGAAAAGTTGCAATCTTTAGATACTTTGGTGGTGGAGAACAAGTGTCTCCTCTAGCTAATGGAACTACATTTAAAGTAGGAGTTACTACTAGTGATGTAGCTGTAGGATTTGCTATATCTATCTAACAAGATGAGCTCCTATATTAGGAGCTCTCTTTTTTATTGGGAGGTAGATTATGGAAGATTATTCACACATTTTATTAGCAGTAAATACAATATTAACAGGAACACCAGCGCAAAGAGAAGAAGCATTATTATCATTAGAAGCTACATCAAAATCCCTACTAGCATCTAATGGTAAGATAGTAGTAGATATAAAAGATAAAGTAATAGTACAAAAATTAAGATCTATAATTGATGTCGTATATCCCGATACGAGACGATTAATAGAAGGTTTCACAAATGGAATCATTGGATAAACAGTATAAACCAAAGCTTGATAAACAAATCGAAGCTGGTTCTACTTTTATTAAAATAGCACTAGATCTTATTAAAACTATACTTTATACTGGAAGTAATGTTAAACGTACTTATATTGACATTAATAGCTGTATCTCAGTATTATTTAGACTCCCATTAAAAGAAGATACAGGGGAAATAGAAGATACGATTAAACAATTATTTCAAACTTTTATAGAAAGCAGTCTTCAAGAGAATAAAGAACTTATATTCTTATATACGGTAGAAAGATCAGCAGTCCATGTAGAAATATTCCCAGAATGGATGAAGATTCGTAATGATAGAGTAGATCTTAAAACTTGGGGACCTTTAAATACAATTCTTTATGCTATTCAACTATTTAGTAAAGATGAAAAGCGTGTTAAACTTGTTAATATTCATAAAGTGCATCCTGCACTTGTAATACACCAAAATGAAATAGGTTGTAAAAATAGATACCTTATTCTTAGTAAGGATAATGTATTTAAAACTATGACGGATAAACGTTTAGACTTATTTGATGGTGCTATATATTATAGTAACCAGCATCACTTTAGACGTAAACCAGATGGTATAGAAATACAAGAACCTGAAATATTCTTACCTTATTACATGGTAATACGTGGAAGTAGTAGGGAAGGTTTTGAAGGTATATATAATATGGGTCCAAATAGGACTAAAACATACTTAGAAGTTAATAAACTTAATATCAAAGCAGGTACTTTCCATAAATATAAAGAATGGTGTGATAAATATGTAGCCCTGTTTGATATTAACAAACTCCTTGTATTAAATAAAGAAAAAATACCAATTATTTAACGGGAGGATAATAATGAAACATGTAATTATTAATTTCCCTGGAACTGATAAAAGAATGGCTGAAGGCTACACCGAAAACGATGTTAAGGTTGGCCTTTGGTTTTTTTATAATAGTTCTGGAGATATAATATATAGGATAAATTACAATGAAGATGGAAAATTGGATGGTTCTGTTATTGCTGGTCATGATAATTTTTATCAAAATTATGAATATGATAATAATGAGATGAAATCTAACATTGGTTATAGAAATGGTAGAAAGAATTATTCTTTCAATCTTGGCAGTAACCAAGAGATTATGGAGAAAACACATAAAGATTTACCAGCTATTGGTGAATACTTTTTAATGTCACTTAATGCTAATCAAAAACCTACAAATGCAAACTTAACATTCGACTTATATTTACCTGTAATGATTAAAACTGTAATATCTGGAGATGATACAGTATTTAAAGACGATTATGGTACTGATTATTGGGGTAAATTTGTTATAGGTATAAGGTTAAGACTTGTGGATGTAGAAAATATATGGAGAAATAGTGCATCTAGCGAAGAATTTAATACTAGATTCTTAACATTTTTAGATATTAAAAACAGAATACTTAATAATGATTTAATAATAGATCAAAATACTGATGATATTTTAAATATTATCAAGAATAGTGTGCCTGGTAATAAATCTAATGATATTAGAATAACACTAGGTGATGTACGTCTAGGTAATATAGATGGGTTTGGATGGACTAATACGTATAATATAAATACATTTAAGAGCTGTCCTATTATTATAGAGAATGCAACTGTTTACAATACTTCTATAGATCCAGAAGTTGAAAAACTTAGACATTTCCCTAATGTAAACGTTGCGGCTGTAATGAGTACAGCTAGTGTTATTAAATCATATAGAAGTTATGATGTGCAAGCTACATATGCTGCTCAGTATACAACTGGTAATACAAATGCAGATGATAAAATCGTCAATGTATTTAATTTATGTGTTCAAAATGCAGAAGGCGAACTATTTAGTAAGAAATTTATTGATTATTACTGGTATGAAGTATATGGTGTAGTTGTATCTAAAGATGGTGTTAAAACTGAATTTAGGGATAGAACGTTACCATTTAGTATGCATTTAGCTTTTTGGGGATATAGAGTAAATAGTGAAGGTCGTGACGAACGTCATTATAATGGTGTTGCGATGACTGGAGTATCTTATTCTCTATTAAAGTGGTTAATACCAGTTCAAATCAATAAAGATGATACATATAAATTAGCTGTAAGAATATGTAGTAGATTACATAAAACAGAATGGAAAGAATGTGAATTTAATGTTAGGTATATAATAGTGGCAAATGGTAATAACTTTTTAAATAAATATCCATTTAATAGTCAAATCTATAACAGATTCTTAGATTGGCGTAAATATAAAGATATAGACTTATCTGACCATGATTATAAATCTAAAGTAATGGCAATGGATGATACAAATCCATATACATATGAAGGATATATTGCATCTCCTAGATGGGTAAGTGGATCTAAAGATTTATGGCAACCAGAAAATACAAGACCAGAATATCCTTATATAGAATTACCTAAATTAATAATTACAGATAATTTTAAAAAGGTACATAATAACTATATAATCAATAACTGGAAAGCATATAAATGGCCTACTCCAGAATATGAATCAATTAATCCAGCTGAAGTTTATCCAGATACTAAGTGGGAAATTATCAGTACTGATATTTATATGGAATATCTTAGTAAGAATACTCCTAATAATAGAGGTACTGATGATAGATTAAATCCACCAGTTATCACAAGCTTTGATATTAATGGAAAGATAAGTGGTACTTGTACTGCAAAGAAAGTTATCTGTTATTGTAAAGATGATGATGACAGATATTATGAGAAATACGTTTGTACTGTTACCGATGGAATTTGGAGTATAGATAATGCATTATGTATATTACCTTATAACGTCAGAAGTATAACTAATTTAACATTTATAGCAATTCCTCTATACAAAGAAGGATATGGTAAAAAGGTAGAACGTAGATTTACACTACCAGCAGGATGGAGAAGAGACTGGAAAATAAAGGTTCCTGCTGGTAATATTCTTAATGATAGTAATATCAAAGTGCAAGATAAAGAAGATATTCCATTATTTATATGGAGACGTGTTGGAGATTATGAAAATTATCATCCTTATAAGTTTAAGGATGAGTTTAAAGAATACTGTATAGCAGTTCCAGAAGAAATAAGTCTTTATAGAACTGGTAGGTATTCTTTTTTTGTTAGTCATGATAATGTTATTAAAAGTGGATTGGATGGAGATGACATTATATACTATCATGGAAATGAAATAATCAAAAGAAACTGGGATGCTGGTGTTATGAATCCTACTATGATATTAAATGATACAAATGGTAATAGATTTAGTGTAGCTACATTACTAAATGATACTTTATTTAGTGGTAGTGTAACATTTAATATAGAAAACCATGATTATACATTTAACTTTATTAATCCAAATGAAGATAAAAATATGAAAGGTTTAAAACTTGTGGTAGGTAATAGCTATAATGGATATAAAATTTATGATGAAATAGACAATAAGAAGGTTTAATCATGATAGGAAAATATAAAAATCTAAGTAATTTAATAAAATTTATAAATACTAGTGATATATTTGATGATTATAGAGATGATAAAAACGATATGCTTAAGAAATTATCTAAATACTATTACATGTATATTAGAAATAAATTAAATGAGTTAGATAAAGAATGTGATAAATGCGCTGATGATAATAAGAGTTACACTTTATTGGGAGATAAACGTAAAAGAATTATGGAATTATCTGAGCAATCTGTGTTATCAATTACAGTTAACGGTAAAATAATACAATGGAATCTATTAGTATGGAATGAAGATTTCTCAGATATAGATATAATTAGAACTATATATGTATTAATGGATTTTATAAAATCATATTATGGTAAAGAAGGAATCGTACTATTTTTATAACAAGAAAAATGTGGAAGGCTAGAAATGTATATTTCATTTTTAACAAAAAAGAGAAGTTTCTTTATACACTAACTTCTCTAAAAGTGTTGTAGATTAATTTCTAATCATTACATTTTGATTATAATACTCAATTTCTCTTATAGTATCATTTAATCTGTTATTTAGATAATTCATTACTGGAATATAATTATCATTAGATAAATCATACTTAGTTTTAATCGATGACATTATGTCTTTAATGTAATGATAGAAATTAATGTTATGTTGATAGTAATTATATTTACAAGTTTTAATATCACTTTCCATATAATTATTCAACATATCATGATAATACTGATCATTATGTAGTATCATTATTATCACCTACCTCGAATATATGAGGATTTGAAATTATATGATGTGAATATAATTTCACATATATCTACTATAGTATATGTAATCGTTAAATAACTATTTAACGATTCCTTCGTATATTCTTGAAAAACCCCGATAGATAACATTCTATCGGGGTTATTATTTTTTTACCGTTAAAATTAACTTTTAAATAATTACATATAATAAAGTAGTAAAGTTATGTCATAAACTTTAAAATATAATATAAAGGAGGATGATTAATATGACAAAGTTAGGAAGTTCAAGATTCCTAGAAAAGGCTAAAGAGCTAGTTATTGATTATTTTAACAGGGAGGTAGAGAAAACTGATAAGTCGTCTATTAAAATGGATGATGTGTATGTAGTTTGGCATTGTAGTCTATTGGGAAACCATAAATGTCTTATAAGCACAACAATACCGGATGGGATGTATTATGAGATTACATACAATTCGGATAAAGGAGAGATTTATTTGGATGCTTATAAAAAGTGGAAGAATGAATGTCATGTATATGAAGGTGAAATATGAAAGTAGATAGAGATTATGACCATTTTATATCAATAAAAATAGGTATAAATGGAAATGATATAGAAGGTTCAGCATATACACAAGTAAGAGTATCTAAGACTAAGAAAATGTGTAATATTAATGAATTTGAAAATACTATTAATTACGATGATATAAAGTCATTCTTAAAATCTGATATAATCAGAGATATTATAATGGATGAGATTAAAAAATCATTAGATCAACAAGGAGGTTTAAATGGATGGTATAAAATTTGTAATGATTTATAAAAACTTAGCAAATTATGAAATTACTGTTGAGACTAAAATTGATAACAAAATGGACAAAAAGAGAATATGTGAATTTCATATAGAGCCTGTTCCATTCACACCTATAAATAAAATAATTATAGATGAGAGACAGTATCCAGATGAAGATTATATTGATACCAAAGAAGCTGCTCAAATGATGAATACTAGTAATTTTAGAGAAATATTAGATACAATATTAAGAGATCGTAACCTATCTGGTACTGTGGTTGGTTATAATTATACAGCTGTAATTAATAATCTAAATTATAGTAATATATTAAATGATATATATGATATATGCAATAATAGAATAAAAAATAAAGTAAATAATAAATAGGAGGAAAAATGAATAAAACTATTTTAACTGAAATGTTTACTAAGCTATACTTAGCATCCATAGATGTGAAAGCACTTAGAGAAAATTTATACAATTTATTAGAACATAAACATAAATCAGATACTCCATCTGATATATTATTTCAAGTAGCTAGTTCATGTATAGAGTATGAGAAACCTCTTAAGAATGTTCCAATTAGTGGATTAATGTTATATAAGGACAATGTACAATTATCTTATTTGGTACATACTCAATCTAAAAATGTAGATACAGATTTAGTTAAGTCAGGACTGGATTTAGATTCAATAGATATAAATAAAGTCTCAGATATATGTGCAGAACTTATAGCTATTAATAAGGTGTTAATAGCGCGTTTATGTGATGATATAGCTACTTATATAGAAAATGATCGTTGTGTTTATAATGGTATGTCATTATCATCTAGAAAATTTATATCAGACTTTTTAAAATTCGTAGTAGATAGTTATACAAGATCTGATTATTTTGAAGTATTTAAACTTCGTTATAAGGGTGGAGTAACGGGATTTGAATTATTTCTAATAGACCTAATATTTGAATCAGCGGAAGATAACTTAAAGTTATTCAAGACAAATAGAGCTATGGTAGAAAGTATTAGAGGAGTGTAGTTATGATAAATGAGAAATATATGGAAATATTTGGATCTATGGATTTATTATCAAATGAGGTACATGATTATAACAAATATCTAAAATGTTTACAAAAAGTTATTGCAAAACAAAAAGGAATTGATCTTGATTCTTGTGATCCAAGTGAAAGTTCTGAGATATTTGATTATACTGATGATTTAATATCTAGAAGCTTGCTAGGTTTAAAAATTAGTACTAATATTGTAATTAATGATGGATATTTGTACGCTATTGAGAAAAAGCTATTGACTGAATTTAAAATTAGTAAAATAGAAGACTTGTCTGATAACTTAGACAAATCTAAAGATGATATAGTTAATGAATTGATACATATTGTACTAATACGTCAAGAATTAATCAATAACAAATATACTAAAATTATAGAATATATATGGGAAACATATAAGGATTTGAATAAGAATATCAATAAAGATGATTTAACGCAAATGGCATTAAATACTGTATTTAATATAATATTAATAGCCAAAATTAAAGATGCTAGTAATTTAGAGTCTTTGGTTTTATATAAACTTAAAAATGAAAGTACTGAAGATATACGTAGATTATCTGAAATGTACACATATATGCCGGAATTGTTTGACCACTACTTTAGTGGACATAATATATTTAAAATATAAGATAAATAGGAGGATTAAAATGAATATAAATAAAGAAGATAAATTAGTTTACATTGGGAAAGTTGAAGATTTAATTAAAGCATCATACAGTGAAATAGGAACAATATATGATACAAATAATGAGAATTTTGATGCATTGCTAGTAGAAAGAAAGTTCAAGAGAGTATTAGAAATACTTGATAAAATTAAAGCTGTTATAAATGATGAAAAATATGCTCAATTTAATGAAGTACAAGTAAGAGAGTACTTTAAATTTGATAATAGTTTCAATAGATATTTAGATGCTACTCAATTCCAAGATTTTAATATAATTAATTATTTTGGAATACCAACGTTCGACTTCATGAGTATAATAAATACTATTATATATAATGATAAAATTGTTAAAATAGATAGTTATGCAGAATACCTATTATCAGAAGAAGGAGACAAGTTAATAGCATCTATTAAAGCACAAGAAGAAGCTAAATTAGCTGCAAATGTTACACCTAATAATTCATTTGGAACTATGACTCCAGAAGATATTAACAAATTTATCAACATGATGAACTTAGCAAATAATGGAGAACCACATGTTACTCCAAATAGATACCAACCAATAGAAAATGCTAAAGTTGTCGGTCAAAGCTTGGTACCAAACATGGTAAAACCTGTAGGACAATGGAAATAATTGTATATAAACTGGGGGTAACCTCAGTTTTTTTATCCATTTTGTTAAAAACAACCCCCTGTTAGAAATTTTAAAAAGGAGGAATTTTTATGTCCAATAATCTTAACATTGATGAAAAAATCAATGAAACTAATGAGAATCTTGAAACTGTGACTGAAGATGTTAATAAAGATGAAGTTGCTATGGAAGACGATACTTATAATACTACTAACGTAGATGGAAACCAAAATAGGTATGATTATTCTACTAGAAATAGCGCAGACACTCATAGTCATGTCCATTATCAAGGTGCTCCCAATGTACGTGATAACGGGGATTTCGTAGGAATGATGCGTGGAGCAGTTGCTACTGGGGTAAGAGATTTAGTAGGATCTGCTTACAGAGTATTTGAACCAGTTGTAACAAACGTTTTATTTACATTCTGGGATATGTTGAATAACCCTAAAGGTGCAATGCCACTAGGATCAAACGTTATTACTTTAATATGTGTAGTATCTGATGATTTACCTATTGATGTAAGAAACATGTATTGTAAATCATTAGAAGTTATCAATGCTATGACAGTTAGAAGTTTAATAATGAGTTCTATAGAAGGAAGACTTACAGCTAATACTCCAAACCTATATAGAAAGCTTCCATTTATGACTAGTTTTGACTCTGTAGAATTTGATAAAGCTAAGAAAGCTTATAAAACTATAGGTGATAGCGTATTTAGTAGAAAATTTAATGGATCTCAAGTTATAGATAACTTTGCTGAAGCGTTTATTGAAAACTTAGATAAACATTTTAAATTTAAAGTGTCTATGGAAGAAGCTGTTATGAGAGAAAGTGCTACTGGTTCTGTACCTACATATGTAGAAGCAGAGGTTACTATATTACTTGATAATGGTGCTAAAGCTCATACTAAAAAGTATATGATGGGAGTACAAGTTATACCTAAAGTTGTACCAGCTAATGAGATAGCTCAAATGTTTATTAAACAAAATAACAGAATACTTCAAGCTGCTCAAGATGCTAGTAGAAGTTGGTGGGAAAAACTTAAATCTGTATTTACATTTAAATCTAAAGAAGCTATAAAGGCTGCTAGTAGCGAAGGTAATAAAGTTGCTGCTAAAGTTCTTAATGATAATATGAATGCAGTAGCTGATATTAAGAAACCATTTGTTAATATACTTATGAGTAATAACGTTGCTGAAATGTTACAAGATGCTAGATTTGATATTATGAATAGAAGTACTGTTAATAAGATGTATAATAATTTACCTCTTATGAGTATTGGAGTGTATGATATAAATACAGATACAATTACAGCTAGTATGAATAGAAGTCCTATATTCACTAAGAGAACAGCATCTGAATTTAATAGTGAAGCTTCAAAACTTCAAAAAGACTTAGCAGAATTATTAAGAATTAAGAAACTTTCATAGGAGGTGTACTAATTGAATAAGAATTATAGAAAGATAATGAAATCTATACTAAATGAGAAATATGGTGTAGAATGTCATATGACTCACCCTGATTATAAATATAGAATTGGGTTTGAAGATTTAGAATCAGAATTAAATGCAAATGATGAATTACCGCCAGAAGAAATACCTGAAGAACAAGTAGACGCTGACTGGAATGAAGGAATGGATGATATGCCACCTGAAGGTGAAGATGTTCCAGTAGATCCAGAGGCTACATCTGGTGAAGAAATGCCAGAAGATGATATGAGTTCTGATTATTATTCAGCTGATGATGAAGCTGGTGTTGCAGCAGATTTTAGTAATTTAGAAGGTGGTGTAGAAGAATTACCATGTGAAGCAGACTGTTTAAATATGGTTGAAATTATATCAAACTATGCAAATACATATGTGTCTAATATGGAATTATTCTATAAAACTAATCCAGAATCATTAGATTTAACTGGAGATTTTAGAAAATCTAAAATGTTTAAATTTGTCGATGATGCAATTGCTACTGTAAATGCTGTTTATAAAGAAGATGAAGAATTAATTAAAACAGTTAATGGTTTATTTAACTTAGCTAAAGATATTCCTAAGATGAAAACTATATGTGGAAATGAAACTACTCCATTTATATACGAAGGAATTCAAATGTTACTTATAGAATTAAGTAGAACATTATTAGCATTATTACCATTCCATTTAAAAGAAAATAAATCTGTAGATACTTTAATAACAGAAATGGGACTTAAAGTGCCTTCTACTTTAATAGAAATGGCAAATGACTTAATAGAAGTTAGTGGATTATTTGCTACTAGAATATTCTTCGTAGCTCCAGTTGAAAGTGAAATAACTGGTAAGTCTGAAGAAATAGCAGAGACTCCATATGCTAGTCTTAAACAAGAAATATCTAAACCAGATGATAGTATGAGTGCAATGAATTATAGCGGTGAGTCTATAATGAACTTGATACAAATCAAGAATAATAAAGCATTACCAGAATATAGTTTAATATGTAAAGCATTGGGAGTATTATCTGGAATAATGAGAGACTTAGATTTAGATAAAAGCTGCAAAGATCTTGTAAATGGTATTAAAGAAATACTTGTACAAGAAGCTGGAGAAGAATCTATAGATAAATATTGTGATGAATTTAGAACTCTTATACTTATGCCTCAAATAGAAGCGTATAATTCAGTACAAGTTGCAGAACAAAAGAAATTAAGTGAAAATAATTAAACAAGAATCTTATCATATGAATAATTACATATACTAATGTAGTTTCAAGCATGATATAATTCTTTTTATTTTTGAAATAGGTGATTAGTTGAAATGTACAGAAGTAAAAAGAAGATATATTCAGATGATGTTAATGACAGAATGATATCATTAGTAGAGTATGCGTATTATAACGATAAAGATGATAAGGACAATGAAAAAGTTGTATATTTTAATTATGCACTTAATGTTACAAGTAGAACTAGTACTATATACGGGTCTACTAAAGTTCAAAGTGAGAAGATATTTATTAAAAATGTAACTCCTGTTAAGAAACATGGAATTAAAAGAACATTGGTTAATAATATCAGAAATATCGATTATAATGTACTGGGTGATATAAATGTTGATAACATTATCCAAAAAATAATGTATTAGGAGGAAAATGTATGGGAATGCAACAGCACAGCACAATTCGTTCTTTTAGTGAGGTTCTAGATGATTATAGGCAATTACTAGAAATTAACGCTAAACGTTCAAATGCGAACAAGGAAAAAGAAGGTATTAAATTTGCACTAAAAATCACCACTTCAAACTTAAATGAGTTATATAAAGAGGATATTAAGAGTGGTATAGGTTTTGATATTGATACGTCTGTATCATATAATATTAAAACATTGGTTGATATTGACAGTATGGTTGATAGTACTGGTATTTATAGTTATCTATTCGGACCAAGGGATGATGACCCTAAATCTGTAGAGCAGAAAAGATTTGCTTGTGGATGTGGGAAAACAGTTGGTTCTAGAAGCGGGATTATATGTCCACATTGTAAAGGCGAAACTACTCTAGTTGAGAAGATTCGTGGATGGATTAGACTTAAATATAGAATATTTAATCCTTATTGGTTTGATGTATTTCTTAAACATTTACGTAAATTAGATATTAAAGATAAGGATAAACAGAAAGCTTCTATATTTAAAACTAAAAAAGATAGTAAATCATTAAAGCAAATTATTATGAATAACCTTACTAACTTTAGAATTAGAAAAGGTGAAGAGAATAGATGGACTTTATTAGATTTACAAGATGATAAGTCATTAGAAGCATTTATTAGATATTATGTGCAAGAAGATTTTGTAGAAAAGTTCTTAAAGCATATAGGAAATGCAATGACTTATTATATACCAGTACTTAGTAAGAATTTTAGACATTTTAGTCTAAATAATAAATTGGATGGAAGTCAAAATATGCAAACCCATCCAATTAATAAATGTTATATAGAAATATCTAGTTTAGCAGATCAAATAAATGCTACTAGTATAGAATATAGCAGTAGTAAGGATATCTTAAAGAAGCTTTCTACTATCAGTGAGAATTTTAACGATATTAAGGAAAAGATATACGTTGAACTTCTTGATGATAAAGAAAGTCTTATAAGATCTGTTCTTTTTGGTGGACGTATGCCAAATAGTGGCCGTTTTATAGTTAGTGGACTTACAGATAATCCTAGATTAGATGTATTCACTATGGGTTATAAATCATTTGGAGAAATAACTCAAAATGATTATATGGATTTATATCTTAAACATGGAGCTACTCCAGAAAATCTTGCTAGAATGAGAGAAAATATTCCTATTCAAGAAGATAAAGATATAATGGATAAAGTATTATCAGATATGATAGAAAATAATTGGGCTTATTTCTTATTATATAGAGCTCCTAATATTTATTTCGGAAGTCAAATAAGTTTAAAATGTATTGGACTTACTGAAGAAGATGTATTGAGAATTAATGACATCACATTAGACGGGAACTTTAAGGGAGATAAGGACGGAGACTCTTGTGGTATATTTACACTGCATAGAGATATATCTTTATCTATCTTCTTAGCACTTAATCCATATAGAATAACATTTAATCCAATTAGAGGAGAAGTGAGTCCTAAACATAGTCTAATAGAAGGAGGTTATATGACTTTATTCTTAGCAATGAGAGGTAAAGCTAATATAACTACTGTAGAATTAGATGGAGAAAAGGAAATAGCTTAGTATGGAAAGAGAATGTATTTTCAGAGGTACTAAATTTAGTAAGTATGTTGTAGATGAAAATGGAAATATTTTTCGTAAATCTACTGGTAGAAAGCTAATTCCGTTCGATGATAAAAGAGGATATTATAGTGTAGACCTTATGAATGATAATAACATGCCTATTAGATGCAAAGTTCATATGATAGTAGCTCATACATTCTTAGGTCCACAAGCACCAGATATGATTATAAATCATATTGATGCTAATAAGCATAATAATTCTCTTAAAAATCTTGAGTATATTACTCAAAGAGAAAATGTTGCCCATGCAATGAAGTTTGTAAAGAAGAAATCATATTTAAGTGATGAAATAGTATTTAATATTAAAACTAGAATTAAAAATGGAGAAAGACTTAATAAGATAGCAATAGATTTAGGTCTTCCATTATATCTAATATATGATATTGCTCGTGGGTGGACATATAGACATATAACAGTTTAGTACAAATAAAACATATAAAGGAAGATAAGCACATGGATGTACAATTATATAGAGGTAAGATAGACGAATATGATATGTTTGCATCAAATATATCAATATTAGCAGAAGAAGAGCTAATAACAGATGAATTATATCAATACTTGAGAGAATGTCAAAAAGACTTGCGAAATGTAAGTATTGGTATACTTCTTAAGTCTGCAAAAGTATATGATAAAGATCTAATTACTATATTAGATGAAAAAGTAAAAGAGTTTGTAAATTCTTTTATAAAAAGGAATAAGATTCCAGATGAAAGTATACTAGAAATAGCTAAAGATGCCGTATTTACTCATAATGTTATTGCCAGAACTACAATAATAGGTAAATACATTAAATTTAGAAGGAAAGAAACATATGTAGCGATGCTTAGTTTTCCCATTAGTGATAATAACTCTAATAAAATAAAACTCTATATGAAATTTGACTATCCTAAATGTAGAGGTAGTAGAATTAATAAAGAACATCCAGCATATGTTGAACTTTGTAAGATATTAAATGCTATTGTAGATAGAAATACAAAAGTATATAATAGAGCTATAGCAGAGTTTAAGAAGAAAATAGAAAATACTGACAGCATTATTAAAAATGTTGACAACGAGTATTTAGTAAAAGTATTTAAGGAATTGGACATAAGTTAAAATTTGGAGAAGGGTAATACCTTCTCCAAACCTTTATGTACAGCAAAATATTAAGAGGTGGGTAAATGTTAAAAGGTGTAATACTAATAATAGGATTTTCAATATTTTTAATATGTCTAGCAATATCAAGTGGTTACAATGATGAATATCAAAGATGTAGAAGATATCCGTACTATAAATATAAGCCAGATATAGAGTGTAAATCTGTATTATGGTTTGGGATAGGAGTTGTTATATTATATTTAACTAAACTACTAATGGAAAATGTATAGATATTTAAATCGTTTATATAGTGTTTATAACGATTTAATAAATAAGCTTATAAAATGTTCATTTAATAGTTTAAAACGTCTTAAAACGCGTATTAGAGCGTTTAAATGGCATTTAAGGAGGATAAATATGGAAATATAAAATATAGTGCTAACTATAGCGAGTATAGTAATATTATGTTTAATAATTACTCTTGTTATTATTACTATAACAGATAAAATAGAATCTAAAAGATATGATGACTTTATTGAAACTTGTAAAAGGATAGAAGGTCAAATAAGAAAGAAACGTATTATAGATATAGATTCATTTAATATGGACTATAATGAGAAAATTAAATATGAGAGTTATGATGTAAATATTAAGTCATTGATAGATGCATTTAATAGTAAACACAATACTACGGCAGATATGGTATCTATTATAACTCATTATAATGGCATAATTTAAGCATTTAAATATAAATGTGATTAAGTTATCACTTATACGTATAGAATGCGTTAAAATGGCCTATAAAGGCTTTAAAATTGATTTTAGGAGGGTATTATGATTACTGGAACGATTGTGGGAATTTTAGTAATTTTTGCATTATTGTATTTAGATAATTGGAATAATAAATAAAAAAGAATATTTAGGAAAGGTATGGTGAAAATATGAGTAATGGATTTACAATAGCACTTATTTGTATAATAATATTAATATCAGCATTAGTTATTTATCTTAAGAAGAAACAAATAGAGTTTCGTAAAGAAATAGAAGAATTAACTAAGGAAATTGAAGAAGGTAAGGAAAAACTTAGATTATTAGCATCTACTAATATTGTAGATAAAGCTGTTAATGATGCATTAGAAAGCGATGATTTTAAAAATATAATAAAATCGTCACTTGATAATAAATTAAGTGAAGATAATATAACCAAAGTTGTTAGAATAGCTATAGAAGAAATAAAAAGAGAAGAAGGTGTGTAGTATGAAACTAAAGAACTTTATAATTTATGCTATTTATGGCTGTTTAGGAATACTTATTGGTTATGGATTAGTAGATATAGCAGTTATGATTATTAAGAAAAGATGGGGATAAAAATGAGTCAATATAAGAAGTTAAAACTAGTTATACTTTCTATACTATTAGCGAATGAGAAAGTAAAGCTGGTAGACAAAATAGAAAATATGACAATGGATCAATTAAAGAGTTTATCGAAGGAAATAAAGATACTATGAAGATAGATTTAAATTTGTATATTAATAGAATTACCCATAGATTTAATAGCATCCATGGTATCAGGACTAGATTCAAATTTATAGTATGTCTTGATAAAGATGGTTATAGAGATTATATAATGGAACAAATGATACCTAGAAGATTTACTGATGTAGTTGATAAATGGACTGAGTATGATATTAAAGTTGAAAATTATACAAAAAATAAAGGAAAAAGTTTAAAAAACTATTATAATTTAAAAAATATAACTTATGATTGTGAGTTATAGTATTTCGGGGAGGATTAATAATGGGTAAGTTATCACTGATGTTAGTTGAGTTTGGATTAATATATATTGGATTTACGCTTGTTAGAGATAATAAAGAATTATATGAGAAAAATATATGGAAACCTTATAATGTTAGAGCTAGATATGGAAAAAATATATCTATATTTGGTTCATTTAGTTTAATTATGATAATTGTACTGGTATTGACATTCATATATTTATAGGGAGGGATATATTGTGAAATGGTCTCGTGAAAATTTAGTTAAATGGGGTTGGATATCATTAGCATTATTTATATTTGGATTAGTATTAGCTGTATATAATTTCTATCCGTTAGTATATATGTTTACCATAGGTATTATCAATTTAATTGTATTAATAATGGTAATATAGAAAAATCCAAGAATATACGAAGGAATGAAGAGATAGCGTTTTAACGATTACATATACTAGTATAGATATAACAAAATATAAAGGAGTGATAAGTATGAGAAAAGATGTTGTGAAAAAATTAAAATGCGATAGGATGGGAAATTATGTTGAAATATATAATAATTTTACTGAGTATCGTAAGCTGTTAGATTTAAACACATACTGGGAAACTGGTATGGAAGGAGAGGTAAACTTTAAGGATATAATTCTTAAAGTAGTCCAAGATAAAGAAATTGTGTTAAAGAAAAAGAATGGACGGGCATTTACAGATAACCAGATCAATAAAATCTGGGATGATTGTACAAAATTAGACATTGACTGTACAACTGCTCTAGATGATATGGTTATCGTAGTAACTAGAACATTCATTAATTCGGAACATAAATTAAACTATGTTCCTACAAAACCAATAATAGAAGAAGTTTAAGAAATTACGAGGGAATAGTTAGAAATGATTATTCCCTCTTTTATATTTTAATAAGAAAAGGAGAAGTGATGTAAATGATCTGGTGGATAATTGTAATAGCTATTATATTATTTGTGATTTTCAATTTTGAGAGAATCGCAGAAATTATGACTACTATAATATTAGGTGGAATAGTGCTAGTAGCATTACTATGGTTAATGGCAGGAGTGTGATAAGTATGATGAATTTAATAAAAGGTCTATTATTAGGCCTTTTTATTATAACTATAGTACTAGCACTATTCATAGGTGTAAATGTTATATTGAAATGGTTAAATGATGTTAATTTAGTTGTAACAAATAATCTACAACGTCATTTAGCATCATATATTTTAAATATACTGTTTTGGATAGTAGTTATAGTATTTGTAGATTCAAGCAGTAAATAATAAGATTACCCCAATAT